CACAACCTGTGTATAAGACAAAATATGATTTTCCTGGTGAAGTTATTTACAATCCACCATTTGGAAACGCTACAGGTTCTGCTGACAATTCAACAACATCAAGTGGTGATAAAGTAAGAACAACATATTTAGGTTTCTCATCACAATTGGGTATTGACTCTGATTTATTTCAGTATAAAGGAAAACAAAACCCAACAAGTATTTGTAATGAAGCTTCAGATTGGACTTACCAAACCAAAGGATTTCACATGGATAGTGGAGCAACTGTTGTAACAATTGCAAATTCATATCTTTCTTCAGGTACTTCAGCATTTGAAGTAGGTTCTGTTAGTTTTACAACAGACCCAACAGATCCTACAAATCCGTATTACAAAATCCAATCACGTAAGTTCACATTCTTAGTTCAAGGAGGTTTTGATGGTTGGGATATTTATAGAGAGAGAAGAACTAATGGTGATGAATTTATACTAGGAGGTACTGGATATAAAAAAGGTGTATCACCTACTTGTGATACTAGATATCCGTCAGCAACAGGTTGGGGTGCTTTCAGACCATATACATATGGTAATAATATAACAGATTATGCAACAACTGACTATTATGCTTATCTACTTGGTATTCAAACATTTGCAAATCCTGAAGCAACAAATATTAACGTATTTGCAACACCTGGTATTGATTATGTGAATAATAGTAATTTGGTTGAAGATGCTATTGAAATGGTTGAGCAGGAAAGAGCTGACTCGATTTATATCACAACAACCCCTGATATCGATCTTTTAGTATCTACTGTGGATACACAAGACTTTATTGACCCTACAGAAGCTGTAAATACTTTGGATGATACGGGTATTGATTCTAACTATACCGCAACATACTATCCTTGGATTTTAGTTAGAGACACGGTTAATAACACACAAATATATCTCCCATCAACAGGTGAAGTTTGTAGAAACTTAGCACTTACAGATAACATTGCATTTCCTTGGTTCGCATCAGCGGGTTATACAAGAGGTCTTGTTAGTTCAGTGAAGGCTAGAAGAAAATTAACACAAACAGATAGAGATACATTGTATCAGGGAAGAATTAATCCTATAGCTACCTTCTCAGATGTTGGCACAGTAATTTGGGGTAATAAAACTTTACAAGTTGCACAATCAGCACTTGACAGATTAAATGTTAGAAGATTGTTGTTACAGGCTCGTAAATTAATTTCTGCTGTAGCTGTTAGATTGTTGTTTGAACAAAATGACGAGAAAGTTAGACAGGACTTCTTAGATGCGGTTAATCCTATTTTAGATTCAATTAGAAGAGATAGAGGTTTGTACGATTTCAGAGTAACAGTAAGTTCTTCACCTGAAGATTTGGATAGAAACCAATTGGTAGGTAAAGTTTATATCAAACCAACTAAATCTTTAGAATTCATTGACATTGAGTTCTTGATCACTCCTACCGGAGCATCTTTTGAAAATATCTAATAAATGAAAGAGATATTGAGAAATAGAATCCTAAATTCACTAATCCCCTCCTATATAACCGAGGGGATTGGTGATGAAGGAACTCCTGATATGAAGTATTATGCTTTTGATTGGGATGATAATTTACTTTATATGCCAACTAAAATCGTTTTGGAGGATGAAGATGGTGATGAAGTTATGATGGGTACTGAGGATTTTGCTGAATATCGAACAGAGATTGGAAAAGAACCTTTCAAATATAAAGGTAGGACAATTATTGGATTTGCAAACGACCCTTTCAGAAATTTCAAAACAGAAGGAGACAAGGATTTCATTATTGATTCAATGACCGCTGAGGTAGGACCTGCTTGGGATGATTTTATTGAAGCAATAAATGGTGGTTCTGTTTTTGCTATTATCACTGCTAGAGGACACAAACCTAATACATTAAAAGAAAGTGTTTATAATATGATTATTAATAATCATGAGGGTATTAATAAAAAACTTTTGATAAAAAATCTTAGAAAATATAGATCCATAGATGATATGGAAGATATGTCTGATGATGAAATAATTCGTGAGTATTTAGATATGTGTCAATTTTCTCCAGTGAGTTATGGTTCTGGTAGTGCTTCTAATCCTGAAGAAGGTAAAATAGATGCTATGAATGAATTTATTGAACATATAAAGAAAATTGCTAGAAAAATACACAAAAAAATATTTGTGAAAGAAAAAATAGGAAATGAATTCATACCAAAAATTGGATTTTCAGATGACGATATTAGAAATGTTGAAAAAATGAAATCTTATTTTGAAAAAAATAAACCAGAAGGAATTGAATTTGCTACTTATTCAACAACCGGAGGTATAAAAAAGAAATATTAATAACAGAATAGTTTGTCAAAAAAAAAAGTAAATAGAAAAACTTTTTGACGAGTATTTATATAAAAAACTAAAAAAGATTAAAATTTAAAGATATGGCTGATTTATTGATGAAAATGCCGATTCCTTATGAACCCAAAAGGAACAACCGATTTATATTAAGATTCCCTTCATCATTGGGTATAAACGAATGGTATGTACAAAGTTCAGGTAGACCTGCGATTAAGATTGGTAGTACTGAAATTCCATTTTTGAATACAAGTACGTTTGTTGCTGGTAGATTTAATTGGGATCCAATTAAAGTTGATTTTATTGACCCAATTGGTCCTTCTGCAACACAAGCGTTAATGGAATGGGTTCGTTTACACGCGGAATCAGTTACAGGTCGTATGGGTTATGCTGCGGGTTATAAGAAAAACATTGATTTGGAAATGTTAGATCCGACGGGTGTTGTTGTTGAGAAATGGATACTTGAAAATACTTTCTTAACTGATGTATCTTGGTCTCAAGCATCATATGGTGATGATAAGTTGGCAACACTTTCTTGTTCATTACGTATGGATCGTTGTATCTTGATTTACTAGTTTTATTATAAGTATTTTTACATTAAAATACTTCCGTCCATTGACAATATTGTCAAATTCCCATATATATATCTATATGGGAATTTTTATTTGTAAAATATGTCAGAAAGAGTATAATGGAATAATGTCATTATTAAGACATTCGTCTCTAAAACATAAAACAAAATCAGATGATTTATATGTTAATTATGTTTTAAATGGGGTTAAACCTAAATGTGAATGTGGATGTGGGGAAGAAACTAATTTTATTTCAATATCTAAAGGGTATTCAAAGTTTATCCAATCTCATCATAATAGAGTACCTGGTAAAAACAATTTCCATAAAAATCCTGAGACACATAAAAAAGCAATTGAGACTCAAAAGAAAAATTGGAAAGAAGGAAAATACAAAGGTTGGTGGGAAAACAATAATGAAGAAACGAGAAATAAAATTGAGGGGATTAAAGAAAAATTAAGAAATGACAAAGAAAGAGGTAAAAAAATTTCTAATTCATTAAAAGGTGTTCCAAAATCTGAAGAAAGTAAATTAAAATTATCTAAAACACAAAAAGAAAGATTAAAAAACCCAGAACTTCTAAAAAAAATGTCGGAGACTAGATTAAAATGGATGAGAGAAAATTCTAAAGTTAAAACTTCAAAATTAGAGAATAAATTTATAAAATTATTAAATAACATTGGATATGTTCAAGACATTGATTATATTCATAATCACATGGTTACTAATATTAAAACATTTTTTGATTTTTACATACCAAATAAAAAAGTCATTATTGAGGTTGATGGTGATTTCTATCATTGTAATCCCGATACAAAATACTCAATACCTGAATATGAAATACAGAAAAAAAATTTATCAAATGATAAAAGAAAAAATAGTTGGTGTGCAAATAACGATATAATTTTACTTCGTTATTGGGAAAAAGATATTAATGAAAAACCTGAATGGGTTATTTCTGATTTAAGACAGAGATTGTCTTTATAAAAAGACAACTTTAACTATATTTAACCATAGAGTAAAACTCTATGGTTTTTTTATGGAAGATTCTATACAATATGGACAAATTGATTTTAACTTACCCCACGATGTAGTACCACTACCATCAAGAGGTATTTTTTATAAAAATAAAAAAGAGTCGGTTAAGGTTGGTTATTTAACCGCATCTGATGAGAACACAATAATGAGCGCTCCATCAGATTCTATTGTAACAACACTAGTTAGATCAAAATTATATGAACCAGGTATTAGACCTGAAGACCTTTTGAATGGGGACATCGAAGCTATTCTCATCTTTTTAAGAAATACGTCATTTGGCCCTGAATATGTATTTAATTTAGTTGATCCTGAAACTGGAAACCCTTTCAAGGGGAATGTGTTGTTAGATGAATTAAATATTAAACAATCAAATCAGTTACCTGATGATGATGGAACTTGGACAACCACATTACCTAGAAGTCAGGTAAAGGTAAAACTTAAACCATTAACGTTAGGTGAACAATCGGATTTAGATAGAATCCAAAGTATGTA